AGGCCAGACACACCACAGGGCTGGGGGAATTTAAAATGATGACAATTAAAGAAACCATGTGTAAATGGTGGAGGATTAAACCGAAGAATGGCAAACGACGAAAACTTAATACCCTTTCACAAAAGAACAGAGAAAGAACAAAGAGCAATAAGAAGCAAGGGGGGAAGTTCAAAATCGTTGAAAAAGAAACTTGCTGCACAGATTCGAGAAGCGAAGAAAAAGGGTGCGACTAGTGCTGAACTTGGTATCATGTTACAGGCTATGGAAGATTCACATGTGTCGTCGTTTGAAGTGTTGAAATATTTACAAGAAGTTAAGAAACGGATACATCCTGCACAAGAGGTTGCATTGGCTAACACTATGCTTAGTTGGCATAAATCAACACACGGAGATAAGTCGAACACAACTAACATACAGATTAATATTATGAGTGAAGGAGATACTAAAAGTGCAATCAAGAGGTTACTAAATGAAGATAACAGCATTACAGTTGGCGACGATACTGCAGAACAGTAAAGACCAATCAGAACTTAAACAAGTACTTAGGTACATATTCTCGTTCAAAGAAAACATTGATGTGTTTTCATTATTCATATTCCCTGAAACTGTTACTAACAAGATTCCTGCGTTCCATCATGAGTTGTACGAGTTGTTGTTTAAACCAGGTAACGACGCTTTCGCTGCACCAAGAGGACATGCTAAGTCGTCCATCACTGGTTTAATATTTCTAATATTTTGTATAGTAAACAAACTTGAAAAGTATATAGTTTACATCTCACAAAACCATACTAAGACTGTACAATTCTTGACACCGATTCGGTACGAGTTCAAAAATAATGAAAAGTTACAGTGGTTGTATGGGAACCAAGGACTAAAATTTGACCGAGAAGAAGACGGAAAAGATAGAGAAGATTGTTTTGATATTCATGGTTGTAGAGTTGAAGCTGTATCGTTTGAAAAGAACTTAAGAGGGTTCAAGTGGCATAGTATGCGACCAACACTGATTTTGGGTGACGATATTGAAGAAGATATGCGTGTACTTAACCCAGAGCTAAGAGTTAAAGATTCTAATAAACTGAACAAGGTAATCATTCCGTCATTGGATATCAATGGTAGGTTTAAGATGATTGGTACACTTTTACACCTTGACTCGTTGTTGTACAAAAAGATTAAACAGTACGACGGTAAAATATTTAGTGCCTGTGATGAAAACTTTGAAAACATTCTATGGGACGATAGATTTACTAAACTTAAGCTACAAGCACTTAAGAAAGATATTGGTTCAATAGCTTTCCAACAAGAGTATCGTAATAATCCAGTAGACAATGAAAGTTCGATTATTAAGAGAGAGTGGGTTATTGCATGTTTTAATAATGAAGTTTCATTAAGTGATTTACGAAAGAAAGATTATAGTATGACTGTTCTTGGTGTAGACTTTGCGTTTAGTGATAGAGTAGCTGCAGATAACTCAGCCTTTGTATCACTTGGTAAGTATCGTGATTCTTTTTACATCTTTGACTGTTTTACTAAGAAAGGTATGAGTGCCTTAGAACAGATGGACCTTATCAAGAACAATCTTAACGAACTGTATAAGTATAATATGGTAGCTCTTGAAGAGAACAGTATTCGTGCTATTAGTAAAGATTTAGGTAAGTATAATTTACCTTTAACCTTGTACTGGACAGCTGCGTCTGACCCTGCTAAGAAGAAAAAGACTAGTATGTATGATGATTTTCAAGGTAGGCGTTATACAGTAGGGAAGGTTAGTATGATTATGAGACTTGCTACAGCGTTTGAGAATAAACAGTTTGTCATCGCTTACAAGACAGAAGAGGATAAGAGAGTAGCACACGATATCTTGGCAGAGTGTACTTCTTATGCTTTAGCTGATGGTAAGTTAGTTGAGGCAGGGTTACACCCAGATATTCCAATAGCGTTAGGTTATTGTTTAGAGTATCTTAACTCTTTCAAGAAAAAGACTAACTTCTTCTTTGGTTAACAAATAATGTTATTTAAATAGTAGATACTACCTTTATATTAATTACAATCACCTCTTTTTTCCCAGTTGGTGGTACGGCGAATGCCATCCACCGACCAGGGTTTAGTAAGAGACTTCACTATCATACGCACCTCCTTTGGAGTAATGTGATGGGTTTTCAAATTGCCCGTCACTCACAATCATATTCGTGAACTTAACCCATAGTTCACCTCCCTGTGTTTTTGGGTTCTCCGGAACCCATCAACCACCCAGAGTCATAATAATGAGCATCATAGATACTATAAAGGAAAAGGTTGGGTTATCAAAACCACAACCAGAAGTAAAAAAAGAAGTGAGATTGTTTACTTCTCAGAACACTACGACACCATCAAAAATGCCGTTCTTGCATACTTGGTTTTGGACAGCAAGTTTAGGTATGCCTAGACGGGCTAACATAAGTGAGCTTAGACAGTACGCTAAATCTGTTTGGATACAGATGGTAATCAACGCTATCAAGAAACAAGTTATGATATGTGATTGGGACATCATTCAATCTGATGAAGAGGATGAGACTGATTATACTGAAGACATTGAAAAGGTTAAGACCTTACTAATGTTTCCTAACAAGAACAAAGACACTTTCGGTGACCTTTGGGCAAGATACTTGCACGACTTGTTAGAGATTGACGCTGGAGTTATCTTCAAAGGTAAGAATGGTGCAGGTGAGTTAGTAGAGTTATACTCTTATGATGGTTCACGATTCTTGTACGACATAGATGACCATGGTCGAACACAAGGATATTATCAATACAGTTACAAGTTTCCAAAAAACAAACCCTTATACTTTAAACCTGAAGAGATAGTTTATGGTAAGTTAGGTCACAACAACGAGTTCTATCCGTACGGATGGTCACCTTTACAATCTATCACACAAGAAATCGAAGTTATGATACAAGCTACTCGGTACAACAAAGAGTTCTTTCAAAATAATGCTGTACCTGATGTGTTCATTAACATTAAGATGGAACAAGATGAGTTAGAAAGGTTCAAAACATACTGGGACCAGCAAGTTAAAGGTAAACCACACAAGATGGCTTTCACTAACGCTGAATCTATTGAAGTTAAACCTTTAGCATTAACTAACAAAGACATGGAATGGTTGAAAGGTCAAGAATGGTACCACCACGCAATCTTTGCAGCTTACGGACTGAGTCCGCAAGAAGTAGGATATTATGATGGGTCAAGCCGTGCTACAGGTGAAAGTCAGGAAAGAATCACTATCAAGAACGCAATCAAACCTTACCTGACACACATAGCTGACAAGATTAACAGAGAAATCATGCCAGACATTATCGGACATGATAAGGTTCAGTTCCAATGGTTCACTAAAGACGACGCCGCTGAAAAGATTGAGCATGACCAGACAATGGCAAAGCTTAACGCTAATGTAATTACAATTAACGAAGTTCGTGCAATGGAAGGGCTAGACCCAGTAGAATGGGGAGACCAACCGATGGCAATGATGATGCAAGACAGAATGATTGAAGCTGGTGGAATGAATGGTGACGATGATGATAAAGATAAACCAAAGGATAGAGAAGCTGAAAGAAATGTTCCGAAAGATAGGGACAAAGATTCTAAGGGCAAAGATAAGGGCAAGGATAGAGAGCAAGAGAAAGCTTACATTGAACGACTGACAAAACATTTGGAGAGTTAAATTAAATGTTCGAATTAAACTTTAAAACTTTCATGGAACAAGTGGACACTTATACTAATCAAAGGAATGATAGGTATAGGAAGATTCACTATGAAGAGATTGAAGATTATATTATACTATTTCTAAAGAGTCAGGAACTCTGGGAATATTACACAGTAGTTCCAAAAACTAAAATGTTAGAGATGTACACTGGTGCAGGAATAACTGAACCTGTAGCAGTCCGAATGTTTAAAACTAACATACTTTACGATGCAATACCAATCAAGACAGAAGAAGTGGAAGTTGAAAACTTACCTGAACAGATTATCGATGAAGATGGTTCAACCGAATATAATCCGGACATCGTATCAAAACACTTAAACAAACGAGTTATTGCTATTGGACCAAGAGGTGGTCGGATAGTAGCTTATGGTTCTAATGGTAAGCCTATATATGAAGGTAGTCCTGAGGACAGAAAACGACAGGCTCGAAGAGAACAATCAAGAAGAGAACAGGAAAAGGAAACAACACCTGAAGAACACGCAAAAGATAAATATAAAGAGCTTAATACAGCAGATAAAGCAGTCATTGCACACAATATACACCTATTCAAAACAGGTAAAGATACTAAAGGTCAACACTATAACGGACAATATTGGCACAAGAGTAGAAGAGTTCTACACAAAAAGGTTATTCAAGATTATTCTAAGTTTGCAGTTCAGGCGTTACAAAGAGAAGGTCAATCAAAGGTTGTATTCATGGCTGGATTACCAGCAAGTGGAAAAACTTATGCTACACAAAACTATTTTGAAAAAGTTAAAGGTTCTGATGGTAAGCTTATGCGTGATAAGGAAGGTAACAATTATCTAGTATTGAACGCTGATGATATTAAACAGTACTTACCTGAGTATAATAATGGTAAAGGTGCTTGTCTAGTACATAATGAAAGTAGCCACCTGAACTCTAAACTAATCACAGCTTGTACATCTTTAGGTGTAAACATCATTGTTGATGGTACACTTGCAAAGTTAGACAAGGCAGAGAAACAAATGAACAAATTCAAAGAAGAAGGTTACAATGTTAAATTAATGGAAGTTACTGTACCTCCAAAAGTTGCTATTGATAGAGCAGCGAACAGGTACAAGGAAGAAGGTCGGTTTGTACCTTACGACTTAATTGCAGCTTACGATTCAAAGATTAAAAACACTATTGGACAGCTTAAAGATACAGCTGATTCTTTTGTAAAGATTGATAACACTGGTGCAAAGCCACAAATCATTGAACAGAGAGGTGAACAATAATGGCAATAGAAAACGAAACTAAACTATGGATGGACCAACAGGAACAATTAGCTAGTGATATACTTAACCCACAACCTGACGAGTTCTTTGATGATATGTTCAATTCATCTATAGCTGAAGTATCAAAAAAATACAATGTTGTAACAAAAGCAATCACTACTGATATTGGTAAGGAAGAAGCTAAAGATTATGCAGACTTCCTTTTAGGTGAGTTTAATGAATGGGAAAGAAAGATTATGACCTTTGTTGATAGTGAGTTAAGTTCTGAAGTGTCTGAGAAAGGGTTTCTTATAGCAAACAAATCATTAGGTAATTTCCTTAGAAGAACTTTAAACATTGTCAATACCTCAGGGTTCTTGACAGAGCTTAGAAGAGTTATCAAGATTAATATGTCTGAAGGTATCTCTGACGCTGAGGAAGAGACAGGGCAAGACATCGGGTTTAAGGTAGAGTTTAACCAAGAGCTTAGTGTTAATATTCAAAGACAGATGGACGGGTTCAGGATTGGCGAAAAGCGTTGGCCAGGATTGAAAGGTGTAGTCAAAGAACTTGAAGAGAACATTCGTGATGTTGTTATGGAAGGTGTAGCTAACAGAAAGTCTACAACTTGGATTAAACAATCAATTTCAACAGAGTTTAACGCTTACACTGGTACAAGTATGAAAGAAGGTCGTGCAATGATGATAGCTCGAACTGAATCTAACAGGTTCAGGAACAATGCTAAGTTAGCTGCGTACAAAGAGTCAGGGTTGGACGGGTTCAAAGTATGGGACGCAAGGATGGATGACAGGACTAGTCCGATTTGTACAAGAATGAACGGACAAAAGAAAGGGTTAAGAGAAAACTTTGTTGACCCTAAGACTGGTGAAGAGTTTATTGCACCACCAGCTCACCCGAACTGTAGAAGCGTTTTGCGGTTCGTATTGAACGAATAAATAATGTTATTTAAATAGTAGATAGGAGGTATATATTACTATGGTAGAAAAAATGTTTAAGGCGTGGATGCCGCTTACTAAGAGTTCTGATGGTACATTTGTAGGTATTTTGTCTGATACATCTCTTGACAGAGATGAAGAGTTCATGACTAAAGAGTTGTTGAACAGTTGGGCAGAGACAGGTAGTCCATTACCAATGTTAGCAAACCACGAGAATAAAATGGAAAAGTTTATCGGTGGATGGACTAACAAAAGAGTAGTAAGTAACGGAGATAGTTCAGCTTTAATGGCAGAACCGTTTTTCTTTTCAAAAGAAGCGAACCCTCTAGCACACCAAATCAAGAAACAAGTGGAAGAAGCACTTAAAATGGGTATGGGTGTTGGAATTTCTATTGGTGCAATCCCACATGAAACAATCATGAAGGAAGGAATTGACGGAAAGAAGAGAAAAGGCTTTGCAAAAGCTGAGATTGTTGAAGCGACAGTAGTCCCGATACAATCAAATCGTAATGCTTCATTTGTTGCCGTGGCTAAAAGCTTCGGTATTATTAAGGAGGAATCTAAGATGGAAAAAATCATAGAAAAAGAAGTTTCCCCTGAAATGGTTAAAGAAGAGACAGTAGTTTCAGAAGAGCCAGTAACAGAGGAAGTAAAGGAAGATGTTTCTGAAGAGCCAGTTAGTGAATTGGAAGAGAAAGTTGAGGTAGTAGAAGAGAAATCTGAAGAACCTAAATTATCTGAAGAAGATGCACAAGAGGTTGTAGATGAAACAAAAGACCTGAAAGTACAGTTAGAAAAAGCTCAGAAAGAAATTGAAGAGTTGAAGAAGACTGCAGTACTAAAGGCAACAGTAGAAGGTCCAATTGCTAAAGAAGCAGAAGTTGAATTAGTTAAGGACTGGACAGTTGAAGAAATGTTAAAGCAAAGAATGCAACAGAAATTCAACAAACAGGAGGAATAAAAAAATGTTTAAAGCAAACACAATGACAAACGCTGAAGCAAGTTTAATTTATGAACAAACTTTCGGTAAAGCAGGTGTATCAGAAGATGCTATTTATTATCCAGGTATGTGTAAAAACTACGGCGGCGGTAAAGAATCATCAGACATGGCACTGAAGAAAATAGGCGAAAAACTATTGACAAAAGCACCCTCTGCAAGTTCAACCTCAGGTGGAACTTACACAGGATATGGTATGTTACCACCATTCGTTGACCCGAGCATCGTTGATAGAACAGTAAGACAAACTCCATTGGTGAGATTATTACCAAGAAGAGCAGTAAGAGGAAGAAGTTATGTTTACAATCCTTTAACAACCAAAGCAGGTGCAGACTTTTTAGGTGAAGATGCAGCTCTAAGTGAGCAAGTTGACACTAGAGCAACAACAAATGTTGCAATGAAGTTCTTGTACGCAATTGGTAGAGTTACAGGACAAGCAATCGCAGCTCAAACTATTATTGATATAATGGCTGAAGAAGTTAGAGTAAAGACAGCTTCAATGAACGAAGCACTTGAAAACGAAATCATCAACGGTGATACCACAGTTGACGCTTTAGGATTCAATGGTTTAATTGCACAGCTAACAACTAACGCAGCGAACAACGCAGCAGCAGCACTTACATTAGAATTAGTAAGAACAGATATGAATACAGCTTTCCAAGCAAACGGT